TCCCATTCAGAACCCCCAGATTCTTTGTGAACGACTCTCTGACAATCCAAACCCATAAGTTGGGCATGGTCGAAAGTCCATTTTTGTTCAGTAATAAGAAAAACGGGTAGGATTCCCTTTTTCTGTGCGTCAATTGCTGTGTTTATTAATGCTGTCGTTTTTCCTGTGTCCGAATGACCAAGTAACATGTTTAAATGTCCCATGGCGGGGCCAGGTACACCACAAGCGTCTAGAAACGCATCCCCCAAGTCAAAAAACCTATCAGGCTTAAATGATGCTTCTTGAGAATATTTTGATTTAATTGCTGAAAAGTCTTTTTTCTTGATGGCCATATTTTTCTTGTTAACTTCTTTTATTAAACTACCGATAATCGTCCGATCCATAATAGTAATCGGACGATTATCGGTAGATTGGTACTAGAATGGGAGATCCTCATCGGGTTCATTATCATCCTGTGGGTCTTCAACCGGAGGAACGGCTACTGAAGTCGAAGGCGTTCCTGAATCGCCACCACCAATGGTTTCTTCCGCAGTTGAATTTGACACCCAACCTTTCTTGTCGTTATCCCACCTTGGGGTTTCACCGTTGGCTACCATTTCAAGGTAATCCTCGGTTTTCTTTGCATAAACGTCTGACCACACTAACGGATCTTCGATCCATTTTGCTGCGGTTTCTCCGTCTGTATGCAATGGTGTGGGGTCTTCCTGAATAATTGAGCTGATTGTTGTGTATTCTTTACCGTTATTGGATTTTGCCAATGTTAAGGAAAGAACAAGGTCTCTACCCGTTGCAGGGTCGGTAACGTCACCTTTCGTTCTGAAAATAGGCCAGATTTTGTCAAGAATTCCTTCCTGCTTGGAGTTATGTTTAAACCTCCAGAATTTTGGTCCGTCTTCTTCTAAATCTCGGTCGATGACTTTAACGATATAGAATTTACGAGCTCTGTAAGATCTAGAGAGGTCTTTGTCCTCTTCCCTTCCAGTCGCTTCAAGACTATCTTTCACTTCGTTTAATGGTGATCGTTTTCCTTCTTGCTTCGGATCCCATAATTTAAGCCATTTTCCATCCACCTGTATTTCATGGAAATAAACCTCCACAAATGGGCTTCCCCCGTCTTCAGTCGGGAGGATTCTGATTCTTTTTTCACCTTCTGTTTTACCATTCGGTAAAATAGTGGTGAAATACTTTTTCATTCTCTCTTCCTGACTCTGAAATTTGCTGCTTCCAGCGTTTTTGTTCTTTTCGTACTGTGCTTGTACTGATTCAAATGTTCCCATAATGTTTAAAAATTTAATTGTTTATAAAACGTATTATTGTGATAAAATATAAATAAAAAAAGCGTGATAACAAAATCACGCCTCAATTATTTTAATAATATATGTAAAAAAAATATGTTTTCCATTCTAATGATTGGGCCCCGCCCGATGTTTTCTGTTGCCGTATACGGCTAATTGTCTTTATATTAATCTGCTGCTTGGGGATTGAATGATTTCATCATATCATATTTCCCGTAGTTTTCAACATCGCCCTTTGTAAGGACATATTCGTTCTTGCCTGTTTTCCTCATCTCCTCTTGTTTCTCATTGAAGAATTCGGTTGGTTTGGTATTAAAAGGATATGAGTCTAAAGATCTCATTTCAAGTTTCTCAACAGGTGTTTTTGGTTTGGATGCCTGAATTTCGACTCCCAATTGGTCGATCTTAGCTAACACATTGTCCATGTCACCTAATTTAGCCTCTAACTCACCTAATTTACTGAAAATGTCATCCATTTTCTGAATTTCGCCCGGATCTTCCTGTTTAGGTTCGTCCATATTTTTTTTAACGTCTTTAATCATATTGACTAAATCAGTTATATCAACTTCTTCAGTTGTATCGTCTGCTGTCGATGGGTCGGCTTCGAGTGATGCGTCACCTTCAGGTGGCAAACCTTCCCCAGGTAATGGCTCAGCTGGTAAGTCGGCGCCCCCACCAGGAAGTGGTTGTTCGCCAGCCACAGGAACCGCATTAGGGTCTTCCACTGGTGGAATAGCATTTGGGTCTTCAGGCGCTGGTGGTGGGGCTTGCTCAAAGAGATAGTTGGTGTAACCATTAATTTCTCGGAATCTTTTAAGCCCGTTGTCGGTTTTTGAATTTGTATTTTTCATATTTAATCCTGTAATAGTTGTCTACCGTCTTCGATAATGTATTTTTTATTGATACGTTCAACTAAACCATCTTTTGATCTGATGACAAAACATTCACCAGTTTCTCGATCACATACAGTTTGTTCTTTTCCGGGCATCATTTCGTCGTCCATGACTGTTGTAGACTCTAGAAACGTGTCTAATACTTTGTTTGTGTTTTCCATAAAAGTGTTTTTAATTAACTATAAATATCGCGAAATTTGTTAATTTCACTTTGACATTCTGAAATAGACCACTTGACCGTCTTTTAAACCAAGTTTTAGTTTCAGATAAGGTGAAAGACCAATCCCATACCCTGATATTGCTGGACCAATATTAATTGGACCCTCATATACACCAGTGAGGAAATTAACACTATTGTCAATTGTTATTATTTCTTTCTTCTGTAATCGTGGGTTTAAAAACTCAGTTGTTTTATATGTATGTACGATCTTATCTGGTGTAACAAATGTCATTAATGGTGGTCCACCTGTGATAAATTTACTTGAATAATACACCGCTTTTTCAACGTTTTTAATATCCCCCCATGTTACGATTTTAGGTGATCCCGCATGACCCGACGTTAGATTTGAGATGATGCTCATAGCTGTATCATCATTGATTAGGTAATTTGGTCCACCCATTTCGATTGCCACCGCTCGTAACCAATACTCATCACGTCTTCCAGTATATGGTGAAATTGGTGTTGCTCTATATCTTACTTTTTGAATATATAATTCGTCATTCTTTCCATTATATGGAATTCCATAATCAGTAATGTCGGCTTCATTAAGAAGTTTTTCTCCGTCGAACTTGATACTTCCTGGGTCGGTTGTGTAAGCGTTCCCTTTTCCGTCGACTAACGTTATTGCAGTTCCAGTGTTTCCTGCTAATTGTTTCGTATCGGCAGCAACTTTTACTCGAGCACTCGTAATGATCCTATCAAATAATGGACGATAACTTGCCAAGAACGAATCCGTTGGGTTCGGTAATGACTCCTGTGGAATTCTCGTTCCCTTAAAGGATGTCTCAATCCCCGTAGTTTTAATATTATGTGTTACTTCGGTAATTAGATATGACCCCCTGAATAATGGGATATTTTTGACATAAAAATACATGGTTGGTTGTATCATCACATTACCCATACAGGTCACCTTACATTGATATGACGATTGACGATATATGTTGAACAATCCGATGTCTATTTGTGATGTACTCGAACCTGTTTCATTACGTCCAAGTCTTTCCAACACTTCGAAGGATTCTGACGTATTTCTCAATGTAGCCTGATCCAACTCCACACCCTTAAAAATCGATTGGTTCTGATCACCGAAACTAACTTCAAAGGCTACCACTTTATTCGATTTAGTGAAATCGGTCTTAGTAAAGACATCCGGAGATACAATAATTGGATTGTTATTCACGTCACCAATATCGAACCCATCATTTTTATACATGTACTTCTTATTTATATCTGACAACTCAGGATGTTTAGACGTTGGCCCTACATATTGTAAAATAACCTTTGGCCCCGAATCTTGTGTGTCAACCTCTAAAAATGCTCCAAACATTGACTGTGCGACGGTTTTCGATGGCATTGTTTTTAATGAATTGGTATAGTTCGATCCATAAAAATTAACATATGCGGGAAGTGCTCTGATATCGATACCTGAGTCATGTACGAGTAAACCAATTAAACTAAACAAATTAATTTTAGCGTTTCCATCTTCGGCCAATCTGGTTAATTTTTGCATATCAATGAAAAGGTCGTTCCCTATATCCCTATTGGCTTTATCTAAGAATAGAAACTCCTCCAATAATGTTCTTTGACCAATTGAATTACCCGCTGTCCACTTGTCATTAAAAGATTTGAAGTAATTATATAGTTCTAATTTAATCGGATCGTCATTATATCCTCTTTGTTGTGTTGCAACATCTGCCGTTGTTGGAATTTCTAGATCCTTTTGAATTCTCTCAATTAATTGCGTTAAGTACGTGAATAATCTTGTATCCTGTCCACCAACACCAGTGGTTTGATTTTTTGTTATACGATTCCCAGCTGAATCCACATAATTCGGGGAAATT